GGCAATAGTAATGTAAGTATACCTTCGTCGAATGGAAATGTCAATTTTTCAGCAGAGGGCAATTCAAACATTTTAGTGGTGACAGGTACCGGACTGGTGGTATCAGGCACCGTAAATATAAGCGGGAATGCCAATATCGGTAACATAGGCACATCAGGATTAATACTCGCAACTGGTAATATCAGTGCTGGTAATTTAAATACCGTGGGTGCTTTAAATGTTACCGGAAATGCAAATGCGGGAAATATAGGTGCGACTAGTGGAATATTTACAACCGTAACCGGTGCATTAACAACTGCGTCACAACCAAATATTACAAGTGTCGGAACACTAACTTCATTAAGTGTATCCGGAAACACTACATCTAATAATTTAATTTCTAATAATTATATTATAGTAAGTGCGGCAAACTCAATTACTGCTTCAGGAACTGTTCAGGGAGATGCTACATTACTTTCAAGTAGTATAAATGTGGTTACTACAGTACCTGCAGGTTCTGGAGTAAAATTGCCTGTAGCGATTGCCGGTATGAGAATTATTGTTAGAAATAGTACATCCACTCCTCTAAATGTATATCCAAATACAGGAGCGGCAATTGAACCAGCATTGGCAAACGCCCCTTATACACTAAATGCAACTACTTCAATGGAATTTTTCTGTTCCACTGGAGGCGCTTCAGGTCAGTGGTATACACTATTTTAAATTATGGAACATCCATTCATACAAGATATATCAGGTAAGAATTTAGAAGAATTGCAAAACACACTATCTGATTTAAATAGTAAGTTATCATTTGCATATAGGATGCAAAATCAACCTTTAGTACATCAATTACAAATGGTGATAGAGAGTTATAAAAATCAGTATAATAAAAAAATGGATGAATTGATAAAAAAACAGAATATTCAATCTGCGATCAATATCAAAAAAGATGGTGAAAAATGAGTACCCGTATAGAAAAACAATTTATGTTTCAAGCAGCGATATATTATGAAAATAAATTCATGATGAATATCTATGATTTTTCTATATCTATGTTAGTACAAACCGATTCTATCCGCGAGCAAAACATAGCAATGGAAAGAATAAAGTATTTCATAAATGAATGTCTTGAAAATTCAATCTTTATTAATCAAAATCAGTCTGAAATAATAGAAAAATATAAAAATTGCGGTCTAAAGATTGCGATACTTCCCGAAGATCCGTACGATCAGGTAGTAGGTTTACTATTGATGATAAAATTAAATGCTATCACAGAAGGCCGTTTAATGATAACCGATATTGTATTTGGTTCTAAACATGGGGACGAAGTTAGTTTTTGTTTAGTTTTAGAGCAGGCTGAAGCTGCTTTTCCTGAACCAGGATGGTGGACAGAAGCTCAAAATTGCGTAACCAAAAATATAAAAATCAATAAAAATGAAAAGGTAGTCAAATTATTTGATCATCTGTCATGGGATTCCCTTGGTCTCACATGGAAAGAAAAAAAGAAAAAATCTTCTGAAAAAGTTTTAACTTTGGATACCGAAAAGTAAATTTTATCTTGACAAATAGTATAAGATATGTATACTGTTATCATGAAAAATGATATATATGGGCAACAAATTTATTCTGAGGACGAAATTGTTGAGATTTTTTTGTCAAAACTTGACCATAAGTCAAGATATATCTTAACCAAAGATGAAATTTTTTTTGATGATTTTTTAAATCTTCAAAACTTGCCGGTTATAAAAAAATATCAGGAACCGGCACTATCAAGGGATGACTTTGATAAAGAATGTCAAAAGAAATGGTTCATTCCCGATCATTATAAAAACTTTGATATCGCAAAATTTATATTGGATCAATGTGAAAACGAGGCAGAACTACAAAGGGCAGGTCAAGAATTGATTTTATTCCAAGAAAAGGGCATGTTTGATCTATTGATCTATTTGAAATATCTCATAGACACTTTTAGGCAAAACAAAATTGTGTGGGGGGTAGGTAGGGGTAGCAGCGTAGCAAGTTTTGTATTGTTTTTGATAGGGGTTCACAGAATAAATAGTCTACATTATGATCTGGATGTTTCAGAATTTCTAAAATGAGGAAAAATTATGGCAAAATATAGAACAGCAATGGGAAAAACAATTGATATGGCTGCGTTGCAGGCTAAGAATGAAAAAACCAGGGCGGTTGGCAACATGAAAGTAAACGCGAGGGGAGACACAATCGATAGTCAGGGGAGAGTTGTAAAGCCCGTGACTTCGAAAGCGACATCGCAATATTCAAATACAGTCGGCAATAAATCAAGTCATGTTACTAACAAGCAAGTAGCCAGATCAAAGCAGGTTCAACCTAAAAAAGAAGAACTCACAGAGATTGAGCAGGAATTAGAATCAAGTCTTGAAGAAGAATTAGAGATCGAAAAAATTAAAGCGCAGGAGATGAAAAAATAATGGATAAGAAATTAGCGTTTCAGCCACATAAAATCAAACGATTGAAGCCATTGCGTGACAGCATCATCATCAGTGATATGCAATTTGATGAGAGATTGAGCAATGGTGGCATCGTATTATTGAATGATGACATGAAAAGTTCTGGTATCAGACCAAGATGGGGAAAAGTATATGCCGTAGGTCCTGAACAGAAAGAAATCAAAGTTGGACAATATATCTTGATCGATCACGGAAGATGGACCCGTGGAGTAAAAATTGATGATGGCGAAGGCGAGAAAACCATTCGCAAGGTAGATAACAATGATATCTTGCTTGTGAGTGATGAACCAGTCAATGATTACACTATGAGTGACAAAGTTTAATAAAGGAGAAAACTATGTTCGTAACAGATGCATATAAAACAGCGAGTGAGATAAATGTCGCCATGGCAAGGGTATATCAGAACATGGCATTGGCTGTACTTAATAGCATGGTTGTTAGTTATCTGGTATCAGCAAGTCCGGGATTGATGGCATTTTTCTTTACCGGCATCATGAAGTGGATCGTCATATTTGCTCCATTGGCAGCTATCTTTGCAGTATCATTCATGCTCAATGATAAGACGACAAAAGGGACAGCACTGGCCCTATTGCATGGATTCGCGGCATTGATGGGACTAAGTTTCGCAACTATTTTTGTAGCATTTCAAATGGGTAGCATCGTCAGTGCATTCATGGGAGCAGCCATTCTATTCGGCACTATGAGTTTTTATGGGTATTTCACAAAGAAAGACTTGACAAGCATGGGTCAATTCATGTTTGTGGGCTTGATCGCTATCATCATTGCTAGCATTGTCAATATCTTTGTGGGCAGTACCGTTTTTCAGATGGTAATCAGTGCATTGGCTATCGTGATCTTTTTAGGATTAACTGCGTATGATACTCAGAAAATCCGTGAAATTGTCAGTTACGGGCAATCTAACCATGTGGAAGAGATCCGGGGAGCATTGACATTATACCTAGATTTCATTAATATATTTCTATCTTTACTGCAACTCTTTGGCGATAGGAAATAATGAAAAACAAACTCTGGGTAGAGGCATACAGACCTAAATCTGTAAGTGAATATGTATTCGTAGATGAACGACAAAAGCAACAAGTAGAGCAATGGATCAAAGATGGATCTATCCCTCACTTGTTGCTGAGTGGTGATCCGGGCACAGGTAAGACAACACTGGCAAAAGTGTTAATCAATGAGTTGGGAATTGAAGAATACGATGTGTTAGAAATCAACGCTAGTCGTGAAAATGGTATTGACAACTTGAGGGAAAAGATCAATGGGTTCGTACAAACGATGCCTTTTGGTAATTTCAAGATTGTGTTATTAGACGAGGCTGACTATCTTACACAACCTGCACAGGCAGCATTGCGTAATGATATGGAAGCATATCATCAGACTGTAAGATACATATTAACATGTAATTATCAATATAAGATCATCCCAGCATTGAAATCTAGGTGTCATGAATTTCATATCGCTAAAACTGATATGACAGAATTTACTGCTAGGGCCGCGACGGTTTTAGTTAGTGAAAATGTTGGGTTCGACCTTGACACATTAGATGATTATATCCGTGCCACTTATCCTGATCTAAGAAAATGCCTCAATCAATTACAGGTAAATAGTAATAGTGGTAAATTACAGAAGGCACAAACCCAAGGTTCAGCCGAACATGAACTGTTATTGACTGCTACACAACTGTTCAAATCGGGTAAAATTATTGAGGGAAGACAGCAGTTGATGCAATATATCGCACTTTATCCTACTAGGGTAGAAGATACTTACAAATGGATGTATGATAACATTGATCTATGGGGCGAGTCACAAGAAAAGCGTGATGCAAGTATCATAACTATCAGAAATGGTCTGGCAAATCTACCTTTAGTTGGTATACCCGAGATCAGTCTTGCGGCGACACTTGTGGAATTGACAACATGAGATATCTTTTGATAACTTTTTTTCGTAGACCCGGGGGTCAAATCGATGAACAAGTAACCGTGTCTAAAAAAATCAAGCCAAGTGATTTACAAACCTGTAATGTGATTTTAGACTATAGCAGTAAAAAGGTAGAAAAGTGTGTGATTGAGGGGAAGACAACAGACACCGACTGGGAAAAGATGAATGAATACTACAAGAAAATCTATCCAGTACTTATCGAACAACTAGAAAAAAATAATCAAGTAGCAAGCAAAAAATGATATAGGGGCAATGCCCCTATATCTATGCGTAAAGTTTTAGTACATGTTCAATTATCTTATGTCGTTGAACATCCCTAACATCAAAATTACATAATCTAATGCCTTGTGTAGCATTTTTGATTAATCGATTTTGTAAATCCATTAATCCGTTTTGTGCAGTTTTACGATCTGTCTGCTCGATGTCACCAGTGATCACAATTTTGCTTCCTGAACCTATACGGGTCATGATCATTTTCAATTGGCTAGGTGTAGCGTTCTGTGCTTCGTCTAAAATTATCCAACTGTTTTTGAAATTTCTTCCCCTACAAAAAGCTAGTGGTGCGATCTCGATTACTTGTTCTGCTAGCATGTATTCGATTTCTTTTACTGTATAGAATTCTTTGAGTACATCCAGCAAGGGCCTTGTCCATGGTTCCATTTTAGCATTCAAATCACCTGGCAAAAATCCATGTTTTTCATCATCGACTCCGACCGCAGGTCTTGTCAATATGATTTTTTCACATTTATTTTCTCTCAATGCTTTGATTGCCGCAAGCATAGCCAGATAAGTTTTTCCAGTTCCAGCAGGCCCGTGAACTACCACTATATCCGTCTCGATATCAAATAATGCTAAGATATAGTTTTCTTGATTAATAGTTTTGGGAATTAATTCGATCGGTTTTCTTTGTCTTGTTTTACCTTGAAAGAAATCGATTGTATTTGATTGTGCTGAATAGAAAGTATTTGAACTATTTAATTGAACTTGCTTGAAACGAACATCATCCTTATTACGCAATGCGCTAGTTTTTCTTTTGCTCAAGTTTATCTCCTTTCAAGAGCTATACTTCTCAACTACATTTTTATTTAAGGTCGTATATACTAAACTTAAATGTATATGTTTTAGTTTTTACGGCAAGATAAATAAAAGGCTATAAGCACAAAACATTCAATTCTTAAATAAAAATTACATAGATAAATACATCATGAACCATAAATCCTCAGATAAATTTTTCAATGATGTAGATTTCGTAAGTATTGTAAGCACGGTCAAGGGCATATTTACCAGCGACGGTGCTATGTCTTTATTATTAGACTTTGAGCGTGTTTTAGATGAAGCTGATATATATGCCTTTAAAAACTGGCAATTAGGTGAATTAGTTTCAGGTCCAAATAATGGGCGCTATACAGTGAGTTGTATTTTTATGTGGCCTTATAAATTAATGCCAGATCCAGCTGGCATCAAACGCTTATTAGTAATAGGTTGTGATGTAGAAATGGACAAGGGTGAGATTGAAGTACCAGTAGAAGTACTAGATTATGAAGATTTTGTTCCAGGTACTAGATATCCTAAAATGCATGAGAGAAAAGTATGGTTCGTTAAGATCACAGTCCCGAAAGACCTGATGAATGATTTGAAAGAGGGTTCAATTGACCTTGCTGATCAAACAATCGATCTACAGGAATTGGAAGAAGCTTATGAAGATGATCTTGATGCAGAGGGAATAACGCCTGAAGATGCTGCTTCTGATACTCAAGAATTGCCGGCAGGACAATAAAAATGAAAATATTATTTGAAGGTTTAGATTATCTTGACATGGTAAACCAAATTGAACCATTGTTATCTGTCGATGAATATGTTGCCAAAATGGGCAAAGATAGCGATATTGTTACATTGGCATTTACTGTAAAATCGGAATTAGCAGGAAGAGATTTAGTAGACTGGTTTGAGAGGGGCTATGATTTCGTTTTAGATGCAAGCCTTAGTGATGGAGAAGTTAAACCGGGAAAATATTTAGTTTTTGTTGAAATGAATCGTAGATCATCGGTGCCTGAAAGAATAGAGGAATTACTTACTGATTTGAAAACTCTTACTGATATAAAACCCACTGAGTGGACTATAAGAGTAGGTGATGAAGAATATGATTTAGATATAGAAGTTTTGAAAAAAGTTATCACAGTATCTCCACATGAGTATAGAATCGAAAAAGAAGGTCAAGAAGAATTAAATGAATATCGAGAAATTGCCGGACTTAAAACCAGTAATATATACCACAGCGATGATAAAGAAATACAAAATTTTAAAAACTTAGCGGGGTTATAATGACAAAAACACTACTTCCAAAAAAATCATATTCTGAAAATCCCTTCGCAATCAATGATGATGCACATGATCAACTAACCAATGATTCAAGCGTCCCACAATTTCCACAAGGTGGAGCGACATTCACTACTAGTGTTTCTGCACCCTCTGCTCCTGCTGGGGGTTACAGTCAACCAGCTCCCTCAGCACCTGCTCCAGTATTGACTCAGGCAGGTGAGAATGCTGCGCAGGATGCGGATGTATTAGTCAAGCATAATAAAGAAAGTGAAGACTGGATCAATAAGAAATGGCGTCCTGCAATGGGTTGGGTATACATGTTGACCTGCACAGCAGATTTTGTTTTATTTCCTGTATTATGGAGCATGTTACAAGCATTGAGTTCGGGACAAGTAACTAGCCAATGGCAGCCATTGACATTGCAAGGAGCAGGATTGTATCACATCGCAATGGGTGCAGTTCTAGGTATAGCAGTATATGGCAGGACTAAGGAAAAACTAGAACAAAAGCAGTAATAATTTGGCACATATCATTATGTGTTTAAATACTTCATGGACTACTACAAAACATTGGGTGTTGAAAAGAACTCAACACCTGATGATATAAAGAAAGCGTATAGAAAATTAGCGAGTCAGCATCACCCTGATAAAGGAGGTGATACTATTCGTTTCCAAGAAATACAAGCAGCATATGAAACGCTTTCTGATCCAATAAAGAGGCAAGAATATGATAATCCTATGCCACAGGGAATGCCGGGGGGATTTCATTTTAATGCTAATGGGTTCGATCTTAACGATATATTTGCCCAAGTATTCAATCAACATAGACAGCATTCAAATTTTAATAAACAAACTTATAGAACTAGAGTCAATATATCTTTAAAAGATGCTTATTTGGGTACGAAGTCCACATTAAAGCTACAGGGATTAGCCAATATGAAAATATGCACCATTGATGTTCCTAAAGGAATCACTGACGGTTCGCAAATTAGATACGACAACATAATCGATAATGGAAGCCTGATAGTTGAATTTATTATAAATCCTGATCTTAAATTTGACAGAAAGGGAAATGATCTGTATAGTAATGTGTCAATATCAGTTTTGGATCTAATAGTAGGAACGGAAATTGAATTTACTACATTGTCAGGAAAAAATCTATTAGTTAATATCAATTCAAAAACACAACCATATATGCAATTAAAAATACCGGGGGAGGGTATGCCTATATATGGAACAAAAATGTACGGCGACCAAATAATCTTGCTTAAACCATTCATGCCTGATAAAATTGATCAAGCTATAACCGACAGTATTTTGCGTTCTAAGTAAATTTAAATATATAAAAAGGAAAAATATGACCAACTCACCCGAAATTGAAAGCATCATTGAACAGGCTATCATTTTTGCTAAAGATAAAAAACATGAATATTGCACAGTAGAGCATTTATTGCTAGCCCTGGTGAGCCATCCCCCATTCAAAAAATGCCTTGTGAGTTTTGGTGCTGATATCGAATTGATGATGCAAGATATTAATTCTTACCTTGATAGTCTGCATGCTATTGTGTCTAACAAAGAAGAGGTTACTCCTAGAAAAACTAATTCTCTAGAGAGGGTAATGAACAGAACGGTTACTCAGGTATTATTTACCGGGCGTAGACAGGTCACTACAATCGATCTCTATCTCAGTATTGCGGCTGAGGGTAACAGTCATGCACATTATTTCTTATTAAAATATGGAATCCACAAAGCAGAATTCTTGACTCATTGGCAGAAAACATATAAAGGTAGTGAATACACAAATCATCTCACGGAGACACAAGCAGATGAGATCCTTGACGAGAACACGATAAATCTTACAACACTTGCCAAACAAGGTAAATTAGAACCGGTCATTGGTCGTTCTTCTGAACTGCAAGATATCGTTAATGTTCTGGCAAAAAGATTTAAATCAAATGTATTGATGGTGGGTGATCCGGGGGTGGGTAAGACTGCCATCGTAGAGGGTTTGGCACAACAGATAGTAGAAGACAATGTTCCGGACTTTCTCAAAGATCATGAACTATACTCCCTAGAGATCGGCGGGTTGCTAGCTGGATCAAAATATCGAGGAGACTTCGAAGAAAAAGTTAAAAATGTAATCGATGCCTTGAACACAAAGAAAAAAGCCATTTTGTTTATTGATGAAGCTCACACAATGCAGGGAGCAGGCAGTGCTACGAATGGTGCTGTCGATTTTGCTAATATGATTAAACCTGCAATCACAAAGGGAACATTAAAGGTTCTTGCAAGTACTACTTGGGAAGAATTTTATGAAAGTTTTGAAAAAGATCGTGCATTGATGCGAAGATTTTACAAGATTTCTATCGATGAACCATCTAAAGATTCTACAATCAGAATCTTAAAGGGATTGAGTGTAAGATTGAGCGAGTTCCATGAAGTAGAAATTAATGAGGATGCAATTCTTACCGCTGTTGAAAAAGCAGACCGTTATATTCAAGATAGAAAGAATCCAGATAAATCTATCGACTTATTGGATGCAGCATGTGCTAAACAAAGGGCGGCTAATAATAAGGGAGCAGTGATAACAAAGCAGTTGATCAATGAGCAGGTTGAGAAATACACAGGTGTTCCTGCTGATAAATTGAATGGAGATAATCTTGACCGTATCCATAATCTTGAAATAAATATCAAGGAAAAACTTTATGGCCAGGATGAAACTGTTGAACAGGTGCTTGAGAGGGTTTATGTGAGTTTTGCAGGTATCGGAACCGAAACGAAACCAATGTCAAGCTTTTTATTTTTAGGCCCAACAGGTACAGGTAAAACAGAACTTGCAAAGCTATTGAGCAAAAATCTTGACATGCCTTTACTCAAATATGATATGAGTGAATATAGTGAAAAACATTCTGTGTCAAGCTTGATAGGTCCGCCCCCCGGTTATGTAGGTTTTAATGATAGTCAAGTTCAAGGTGGAAGATTGATCAGTGATTTGAGCAAAAGTCCACACTCAATCATGTTGTTTGATGAAGTTGAAAAGGCACATCCTGACATATTTAATATCTTTTTGCAGATGTTAGATGAAGGGAGAGTAACTGGCAGTAATGGTAAAGAAGTAAGCTGTAAAAACACGATTATTATTTTGACTTCAAATCTAGGTAGCCAAGATAGCGAAAAATTAAATATCGGTTTTAGTGATCAGGAGAAAACAGGAGAAGATGATAAAGCATTAAAAGAATTTTTCAAACCTGAATTTCGCAACAGGCTTGATCTTGTGTGTAAGTTTAAGAAACTAGACATGCTAGCCATCAAAAAGATCGTAATCAAATTTACTGAGGAACTCAAAAAGAGTCTGCTTGAAAAACATAACATCACTCTAAATTTAACTGAAAATGTGGTAGAATATCTAGCAGAAAAGGGATATGATAAAAAGATGGGTGCGAGACCACTCGCAAGAAAGATCGACGAATTAATACGAGTGCCTTTGAGTAAAAAAATCTTATTTGAAAAAATTAAAAACGCCAATGTTACCGCAAACTTACTTGATGGGAAAATCGATTTTGGAATTCAAACAAAATCCACAGGCAAGGTAGGAGAAGATGGAATCATTACAGTTGAAGGTTGACAACAGACCCAACCTATACTGGAATAAGTTCCAGTATAGGGCCCGTGTAAGAATCGATGGGTTGAGGATGACCTATGGGGCTAGATCGGTAGATGATGTTAGCAAAAATGTAGAATATGCCAAGACCTATGGGCGACGATTGCCCGTGATCGATTACATATCGATAGGCAAATGGTTAGACTTCAAAATAGCAAATAAAGACAAAGTATTGATACGGATAGAGGGTGATACCGCGGGAGTTTTTTCTAATGATCTAGCTTGTTTACAGAGCCTCGAATCGAAAGGTATCATTCCTTTGGACTATACCCAAGCATGCTCTATTGAACCTAACGGTATCATGTATTTTAAGAATGATCCTAAATATAAGTATCGCAGCTATATGAGGGCTAAAAGAATAGAAGATGGAACTAAACAAGATATCAGAGATTTCATAAAAAGATATGACCTCAAACCCTGCAAAGCATTAGATGAATGGTTAAGTGGCACGAAATACAAATTCGTTTCAAGTTATGTGCCAAATACTTATTTCATCGCCTACGACGATGATAAGATGCCCATGTTGATGTCTATAGTATTGCCTGGACTATTTAACAAACATTATAAAGTTGAAAAACGCCCATAAGAATGATAAATACTCTATAAATGGAGTGTTTTCATGGCAAAAATTGTTGAAGATGTAGTAGTAATAAAATTCAGTAAACTAGTCAAAGATGATCAGGATGTATCTAGTATTGTTACTACAGATACACAGCAGGCCCTTGAGCAAGTAGCACAAGAGTTAGCAGGTGAGTCGGTGATCGTAGAGGTAGTCAAGGCATGAGCCAGACTACTACACTAATTTTGTTATCAGAGACTAATTGGAATAGTAATATTGCCAACGGCAATTCATATACAGTAACCGGTAACAGTCAGCCTGCTGCTGCATATTATCTAGGCAATCAGGATCTACAAACAGTGGCATTAAAAGTTACTAATTGTGTGGGCAACATCGTGATCGAAGCAAGTTTAGCAACAAGTCCCACTGAAACAGATTGGTTCGATGTTTATAAATTAGTTGCTAATGCAAATGCAACACCCAATACTGCCCCTCAAATTGCAAGTAATGCAAGTGTATATACAAACATAGAAGGTAATTTTGTTTACATGAGAGCCAAAGTAGAAGATTTTGCACAGGGTGGGGTGCAGTATATAAAATTGAGTTATTGATATGGAAACCATTGCAATATATCCGGGAAGATTTCATCCCTTCCATAAGGGCCATGCTGAAAGCTTTAAACAAATGGCACAAGAATTTGGGCCTAATAATACATATCTTGCGATAAGCGCAAAACAAGAACAGCCCAAAAGTCCTTTCAGTGCAGGTGATCGCGCAAAGATGGCAATGGCATTAGGTATACCAAAAGAAAATATCATCAGCGTCAACAACACATACGGCGGTGATGAGTATATTCAAAGATTCAAAAAAGCAGGAATCGATCCTGATAACACTATATTAGTTTTAGGTGTTAGCAAGAAAGATATGGGATCCGATCCAAGATTTACCTTTGAACCAAAGAAAGATGGATCGATGTCGTATCTACAACCCTATCGCAAAGGTCCGCAAGAACCCATGACCAAGCATGCCTACATAGTTTCTACTGATGTTGCTGAATTTCCAATCGCAGGCGAGGTCGTGCGCGATGCATCGAAGATACGGGATATGTATAAGCAGGGTGATGATCAACTTAAATCAAAAATATTGACAGATTTATATGGATCAAAAGCTGCCAAATTAATCAAACCAATTTTCGATCAAAATCTAACTGTCAATGAAGCGATCACTATTCCAAAATTAAATAAGATAGATTTATACTATAAACCCATTGGCAGGGAAGAGATCAAAACAGTTTTCAAAAATTTGGATTACAATATGCTTGATAAAATGCTAAAAGCCATCAAGCAAAAACACGGCATAGACGCATCAAAATTTTTCTGGGTACCTGCAGGACAGAAACCCACTACAACACTAGAAGAATCTATTGATTATCTAGAAGAAAAATAATTCGACACACTCCTCATTCAGTAAATATATTTACATTTTAGTGAGGAACACATGCCGCGTAAACCAAAAGAAGACAAAAAAGTACCTGTAGAACAGGTAAAAGAAGTTTTACAAGAGATCAAAGAGACTCCTGCAACTAACAGCGAACAACAGGTTGTAGCTCAAACCCAAGAAAATCAACAACCACAGCAAGGACAGGTTCAGGTCAATGTAGACTTCTTGCGCACAACAAGAGTTCACATCGCTATGCCTTGTTATGGTGGAATGTTGACTGAATCAACTTTCATGAGTTTCATCAAGTGGGCAAATACTGCCCGTCAATTAGGTATTGATTGGACATTGGAAACAATGGTTAACGAATCATTGATTAGCCGCGCAAGAAACACGCTAACTGCTAAATTCCTTGATATGCCCGATGCTACACACTTGTTCTTTGTTGATGCTGATATTGGTTGGGAGCCATGGCACTTATTGGTTCTATTGAACCGCGACAAAGATGTTATCGCAGGTTTATATCCCATGAAGACCATGCCAATCAAGTGGGTTGTCAATGGTTTCGACGGTGCAGAAGAAGGTCCTGATGGCTTACAAGAGGTAAGCAAAGCAGGTACAGGTTTCTTATTGATGAAGAAACATGTGTTTGAAAAGATGAATAGTCACCCTGCTGTGAAGCAGTACAAGAACGATATCGGACTTGATCCTAAGTATGATCAGTATCTAAAGACTTATTTTGATACAGCAGTCCGTCAAAATCGTTACTATAGTGAAGACTGGACATTTTGCGAGAACTGGCGTGATCTAGGTGGTCGTATCTGGGTCGATAAGCGTGTATTACTACGCCATAGTGGTAGCTATGTTTTCTGTATGGAAAATCAACAGCACTTAATGAACACGATCGGACCTATGTACATCAATGAACAAAAGCAAAAAGGCTTTAAGTTAGTTGATCAAAATGGGAATGAAATAGCTGTTTAAAACAAAGCCCCGAAAGGGGCTTTTTTGTTTATGTAGTATTACAAATAAATACTATATGGACATAAAAGAATTAGAATCTTTCAAGCTTTCAGATGCGATAAAATTTCACGACCGTTTAAATCCTAGATTATGGCGTGGTAATAAACTACTGCCTGAAGTCAAAAAACAATTAGAGTTGATCGCTGACGATTTCATCACAGAATTAGGTATCTCAGGACTTAATGTAGAAGACATAACATTGTCCGGATCTAACGCAGCATATACCTATACACCAAATAGCGATCTCGATCTACACATACTTGTAGACATGAATAAATTGAAGAACGATGAAGTTTATCGTGAATTATTCCAAGCTAAGAAAACATTGTACAATGACTCACATGATATAAAGATTCATGGAGTTCCCGTAGAATTATATGTGCAGGATACTAATGAACCTGTAAAAAGTTTAGGCGAGTATAGTTTATTGCGTGATGAGTGGATTAAGATTCCTAAAAAAAGAAAAGCAGAGTTCGATCAACAAGCCGCAAGATTGAAATATGAGAAATTAGAATCATTGATACACAATACCATGAAATCTAAAAAGGCAGAAAAGATCGATGAATTATTAAAGACTATCAAACGATATAGACAAGCAGGATTAGACAAGGCGGGTGAGTTCAGTCCAGAAAACTTAGCATACAAAGCGTTGAGGAACAAGGGTTATATACAAAAGTTATATGATCTAAGAAATATATTACATACCAAAGAACTGAGTATAGAAAATATATATGTAAAAGAAGATTATCATCCTAATGCTAAACCACGCGGATCCGAGTATGAAAAAGATAATGTTATAACAGAAGAGGCTTGGCTCGATCAACTTGTTAAAGATTTAAAAAATAAAGATAAAGATAAAACATATGAATTAACTGATGCTATCGAAGACTGGCATACTATGAACGAAACTGTGAATAGCGTAGATGTCATACTAGCCAGTAATGAAGCAAAACCATTTAAAACACCTCCCAATAATATCAAAATACTTTATAGGGCAATCGTACCTAAAAACCGTGATATCAATTCAATCAAATCAAATGGAAAGATCGTTGCCTTCGCTACTGATATCAACGGCGCACATGAATTTATGCGATCAATAGATGTTATGCAAAGATATGTGATCATCAAGAAAGAATTCAGAAGACAAGATTTTGTATTAGATTATACTAGTTTCTATGAAACATATGATACAGATAGACCAGGATCACGATATATCAGCGAACATGAAGTGTGGATGAAGAATACTCCATATTATAGATCAGCCAAGAAAGATGAGATAGTCTATGACAGTGATAAAGATGAGAATTTAAATGAAGTTTCAGGATCTTTACAGAATATAAATCAAGATAATGAGAATGGAAGTTTAGAAGGATATGTGGTAGATACTGATCAACCGCAGTTATTTAATTACTTACAAAGTCAAGGTGCTGACCCTATAATAGCAAAAAAGATAGCAAAAAAGTTTAAAAGAATCGGTATCATTCGCAATATGTATGTTGATGAAGAATTCAGAAATCAAGGCTTAGGGAGTGATTTAATTAGCGATGCGATCAATGATGCATTTCTTGAAGGTGCTCAGGCTATCTTATTAGTCAGTGATCAAGGTGAGAGTAACGAATTTGATTTGACTAAATGGTATCAAAATTTTGGTTTTAAGAAAATTGGTATGGCAGGCACTGATCCTGTGATGCTAATGACTAAACAAATTAATGAAGTCTCGGGATATATTCCAAGCGAAAAACAAAAGAATGATCCACGATTCAGCAATGCCCTGACTATAGATGTCAAACCCAACAGCATTAAAAAGAATGCTAAGGCATTTGGGTTCGACATCAGTAGAGCAGGTATACCACCATTATTGAGGAAATAAAATGGAATTACGAGGAGTAAACATAACCAATTTAAATATAGTAACCAGTCCCGGGGTAACACCTCCGCCCTCACCAGTGACCACTGGTTTAGTTTTATATTACGATCCAAGCAATAGTTCAAGTTATTCTGGTAGTGGCACAACAGTCAATAGTCTTGTAAGTCCTAATCTGACAGGTACTATGACTAATATAACTTATACCAGTCCTTACTTTAGTTATAATGGTACAAGTTCTACAGTTTCAATAGCAGATAGTGCATCATTAGAACCAGGCTCAGGTGACTTTACTATTGAGGCATGGGTCTATTATACCACTATCACAGGTAGTAGTCGTGTGATCATGGGCAAAACTAACGGCGGTCTTGCAGCAGATTGGGGATATGGATTGAGAACAGGCAGCAACGGAGCAACTTTCTTTGAAGTAGGCAACGGAACAACATCAATTCCATCATCTAATTTCACTGCTAGTACTGGACAATGGTATCAGGTAGTGGGTGTATGGACTAATGTAGCATCAAACTCTATTGCTCTATATCGGAATGGCACACTCATTGGCAGCAATAGTCATTCATTTGCCAGCGTGAAAGATACCACTAGTCCACTATATCTTGGATCATTCAATGGTGGTCAATTTTCACAATGGTTGAACGGTCGCACAGGCATCATAAGATACTATAATACTGCACTATCTGGCGCAGATGTATTGCAGAATTTCAACGCAAATAAAGCATTATACGGTTTGTAATAAATCTGATAAATAGTATATAACCACGGAATCGTATCATGAAAATCAATCAAATCACTGAATCAACAACCGCAGGATCTATAGCTACAGTTGAAGGGGGTCAGGGCCAAACTCAATATAGAAATCCTAGCATCTATGGATTAACATCCGGTGAGTCTATGCTTAAAGGCAAAAAGACTAAAAAGAAATTCGCAAATAGCCTCAATGAGGGCAAAGTCAAAGAACTCATGATGGATTTAGCTAATCCCCCCCGTGGATTGAGTGATGAAGAATTCAAAAAAGTTTACAAGATGACAAAACAAGAAGCAAGACAACTGATGAAAGTTAACGAACAAGAAGTCAATGAAGCAGATTTGATATTAGTTCCTGGCCAGGGTCATAGAATGAAGCCTGGCTTCATCGCTAGAGACATGGATAGAACTGATCGTGAGATAGAGATGGCAAGCGGTGATTTATATCAGGCGGCAAAAAATGCTAAAATGATCTATGACATGATCAAAGACATTCCCGAAGAGCGTGGATTAGAAGGATGGGTTCAGGAAAAGATCACTAAAGCAGCAGACTATCTAAACACTGTCCGTGAATACATAGAACAGAAAAGAATGGCAAATGAGAACGGCGGGGTCATCGCAGGATTTGGAATCGCAGAAACGGCTGAGAAAGTATTAAATGACGGCATGAAGAATCTCAAGGCAATACACGCTGCAATTGAAAAGGGCGGTGATGCATTGTTTACATTTAATGGTAAATTCAAGGATGTACCTAGCGAGTATTTAAGGGCATTGCGCGGTACTTATACTGCATCATTGAAAAATGATAGACAACAAGATATGTTAAATATTCTAGGTGATGAAAACAAATTCAACAGATTAATGCAACGATTAGACGATGAATTATTTGCTAAGTATCGTGATGTAAGCGAGAGAAAAAAGAATCTTTATCCGATAGGCATGGCACAGGCGATGAAGTCTACAGGTGACAAGCCTCCCCTAGAGAAATCAACCATTGTTAAAGCACATGATATCGCTAGATCAATACAGCGCAAGGGTTAATCATGAGCAAGATCATAGAAGGCATACAGTTATCAGAGAAGAAAAAGAAGCCAAAGCCAACCAGCCCCGAAAAATGGTCTAGAGCTAAAGCAAAAGCCCGAAGCAAGTTCGATGTATATCCTTCAGCATATGCTAATGCTTATGCTGCTAAAGAATACAAAAAAATGGGCGGTGGCTGGAGAATGGGCGAAAGCACTGAAGAAGTTGATGAAAGTGCATTACAGGCATATCTAGGTAATAAAAAATATGGTAAAGACGGCATGAATGCTCTGAGAAGGGCAGGCCGTGAAGGTGCTAGCAGAGAACAAATGGCAAAAATTCGGGACAGATATAATAAGTTGGACGAGGAAATAATCACACAAAAAACGATACACGATTTAGCAGATAGCAGAGGAATCAAATGGGACAATGAACCCAGTTTTTTGAGATTGACCAAAAGGCTGACAGGCAAAGAACATCTAGATCAACTTAATCAAGAAGAGTTGATAAAAATCAAAAAATATCTTGAAAATCAAGGTGTGGCGGAAGGCTTAACGGAAGCTAGAGACAGTTTGTTTGCCTTTGTGAAGCGACATTTTCCAACTTGGCCTGACTATGTGTTGAAAGACTTCTTGTATTCACAAGCCAAGGGCATTCGTGATCAGGCAGAGTTAGATGATTTTCTTAAAAGAAACAAACAAGACTTTGGCGATTGTAAATGGACACTAACTAAATTGCCCATAACCTTTGATATCTTTACACCCAAGACTCAGCGTATGCTTGCCAGTAGAGAAGGCGGTAGTTCTAATCCTTTTCAAGTACCGCGTGATGCTGAAAGACACGCATTGCAATCACAAATGATACAGCAAAAGGGTGTGAGTGCAGAACCAATTATTGTTGCCAAATTGTCCAACGGCTATGATTTGATCGAAGGTTGGCATAGAACTATTCAGCATTTGAAGGCATTCCCTCAAGGATACACTGGTCCTGCTTGGGTATGCACCGGAGCCACATACAAAAGTGAAAGTGTCAGGCAAGGTGTGGCGGAAGACTTGTTAGCAGAGATGGATAAAAGTGCTCCGCAACCTGGTCGTGATGGTCGAGTAAGTCACAGCACCTATGGATCCAGAGATAAAGGTGGTAGTAAAGGACCTGAAAAAGAAGCCAAACCAATCACAGCAAAAAAAGCTAAACAAGCCGCACTTGATATACTGAAGAAACAAGGTGTGGCGGAAGGCTCATTAGATGAAATCAACCGTAGAGGATTCTTGAAAGGCTTAGGTGCGGCGGCTGTGGCAGGTGCGGCTGGTGGTGCTAAGGCTGATAGATTTTGGCAACAAGATGAACTAACAAAACAATTTAAAGGCCAAATGACTTCTGAAACATTTAATGGAGCAGTTATACATTGGGATGAAGAACGAAAGATTGCTAGTCTAGCATTAACTCAACCTACTAATTTTAGTATTAATAATGTTAAACAGAATAGATTATATTTTCCAAAGTTTACATCAACTAACTTTATTATAAAAATAGGCGAAAATTCTCCATTAAATGGTACCGGAACTCCTTATCAATTTCCTTTAAGGCAGTTAGGTGATTATGAAGGTAACGGATTAATAATTTTACGCGGCAATCAATTTACTAAGGTTAGAGAAGATTTTATCAATGCAGATAAAGTTCTCATCAGAGTAGAGGTCGATGGCCTTCCAACTACAATGACATTTCATGACAATCTAGGATACATTCAGCAAAGACAGACACAACGAAAACAACCAATTTTAGATAAAATTTATCAAGAAGAAAAAAAAGGTAGCACTGTGTCTGGGTTTCATGGAATATATTCTGCTATTCAATTAAGATCAATACTAGAACCCTTTAAAGATCAAATTCCTGGACAGTTTGAACTGTTGGATCAGGAAATTAATACTTTACTTTCTAACACACAAGGACACCAGATTGCTAAAGACATTGAAGAACAAATAAAAAAAGATAAATCTCTTAAAGACCTTATTAAAAGTGACGAAAAATATAAACATCTGTTAGTCAGCGATGCTGAGACTGCTAATCGTTGGCTCGCATCAGTTTACGGAAAGGTAATGATAAGATTAAAAGAATATAACACCATGCTGAGTCAGATTAAAGAAAGCGTTGAGCAAGGTGTCTCGGAAGGCTCATTAGATGAAAATTGGAAAAATAAACTAGCTGCTGGGGCATTATCCGCTGCAATGGGATTAGGCGCGATGGGAGCAGCCAATGCTCAGAATGTAAAACAAACTGATCTAGGAAATGACTTTGTATCTACCTCGATAGAAGTTGCCGGTCACAATTTAAATGCTGTATATGATGATGTGACTAAAACATATTTCACGCTCAACAAGAATCCAAATACTGGTTATTCAATATACAAGACTCCGGCCCGTTATATAGCAATTAAAAATGGAAAAGTAGAACCAATGTCAAAACTTGGTCCAAAAACACTTGACGCAATGAGTAAAGCAGGATTAGAAAATGATGTAAAAGAAGATACCACCATGCGATTCGCAGCAGAAAAATTACCGGCACAAAATCCCTACGGTGGAGTAAAGGATAGACAATTTCGTGGCGCGATAGCAGAGACAGAAGCAGTGAATCGCAATGACGGTGATGGCTGGCGCTGGTATGAACCCCGCGAACAAGAACAATTAGATGAATTGAAATGCTGGCCCGGTTACACTAGGGTCAAGGGAGTGCCTGCAGGCGCAGTTGGTAGCTGCAAAAAGAAGACCAAAGAAAGCTCTATCATGAAGGGCTTGCAGAAATGAGAGACTTGCTTGACATATTAGAAGCAGTTGAGAAAGGTTGCCCTCCCGCCACACAGAATATCGATCTCAACTTGCGCAATAGGCAAAAAGCCATCGATGAATATCATTATGGTCCACTAAATCCCAATGAACCCAACGATGAGTATTGGCAAGAACTAGCAGATAAATGGAATACCGATGACATCGAAAGCGTGAAAAAGAATCGTTGCGGAAATTGTGCTGCATTTGACATAAGCGAGGATATGTTAGATTGTATAGCCAAAGGTATAGGCAGCGAGCCGGGAAGTGACCCACATGATACTATAGACGCCGGACATCTTGGATATTGTAAATTCTTGAAATTCAAATGCGCAGCCAAAAGAACATGTGATGCCTGGGTAGAAGGTGGACCAATAACATGAGAGCAGATGAATTTATAAGTGAAGGCTCTTATCAAGGTGGGCTACGCAAGTGGTTTAAAGAAAAGTGGGTAAATCTAGCTAAGAAGAAAAAGGGCGGTGGGTATGAACAATGTGGTTCTAGCGGTGACACCAAGGGATATGCGAAGTGTGTACCAGCAGCCAAAGCTGCAAGAATGTCAGACAAAGAAGAAAAGTCAGCTATCAATAGGAAGCGTTCAGCACAGCGCAAAGCAGGTAGACCCGGCAAACGATCCGGGGGTAAAGGCAAAACTCCAATCTTTGTCAAGACAAAGGTAAAAGAGGGCACCGATCAAGAGTTTTATACAGGTGGGGCATTAGGCTTGCCCTATCCTGGTACATATGAGCAAGAGAATGAACCGTTTAAAACTAAAGGTCAAAGAAGGATGGGTACATTGACCACAGAAGAAAGATATAAAGGCAATCTAGGATTAATGGAGTTGATAGCTTTCTTCAAGCAACATCCCGAACTATTGAAACAATTCAATGAGATTAAAAAAGAATATGGTGCTGAAAAATCATTGGAATTCGCGTTACAACATATCAATAAAACATTAGAACCAGTATTGCAGGAAGGCATCAATGATCCATCAATTTTCAAGGTAGTGTTCGTTGTGGGAGGCCCGGGCAGCGGAAAAAGTTATGTATCTAGGCAGCTTGGATTAAATGCTATGGGATTAGTAACAATCAACAGCGACCATGCTTTTGAATATTTGATGCAAAAACAGGGCCTCGACTTGAAAATGCCACCAGAGGAAGAAATAGAACGAGACATAGTTCGAAATAGGGCGAAAGAAATAGTCAATAAAAAATCTGATTTAGCGATAGATGGAAGACTAGGATTACATATAGATGGTACTGGTTCTGATTTCACAAAGGTACAAAATCTAAAAAATAATTTTGACATGTTGGGCTACGATAGTTATCTGATTATTGTCAATACAAAGCTCGATGTGGCAAGATCGAGAAATCAATCAAGAAAAAGAAGTGTGCCAAATGATCTTTTGACTAAACGCTGGCGTGATGTGCAGAATAATATTGGTCGTTTCGCAGAGATATTTCCAAGATTCAGCATCATCGACAACAGTGGCGATATAAATAATACCGATTCACAGATCAACAAAGTATATACAAGATTAGTTAAATTTTTAAACGAACCCCCCACAAAACCTATTGCTAGAAAATGGATAGAAGATCATAAATCTCAGGTGAACGAAAAGTGGTCAGAAAAATATAAGCGCAGCATAGATTGTAGTAATCCAAAAGGATTTAGCCAGAGGGCACATTGTCAAGGACGGAAAAAGTAATGTTATCAGATACACTTAAAACACTATTAGCAACAAGTTATGGATTTGCTATCAAGGCACAGAACTTTCACTGGAATGTTGAAGGTCCAGACTTTCCACAGTATCATGAATTCTTTGGAGAAATATATCAAGAAGTTTTCGATAATGCCATCGATCAAACTGCTGAGTATATAAGAACGCTTGGAAGCTATACTCCGGGTAGTTTCACGAGGTTGCACGAATTATGCCAGATAGAAGATCAACTCAAGATTCCTAGGGCAGAACTGATGTTCGCTGAATTAGAGCAAGACAATCAAAAGTTATTAGACATGTTGAAGCAAGCCTTTCACATAGCTGAAGAAAGTGATGAGCAAGGCATAGCAAATTTCATCGCCGAGAGAATCGATGCGCATGCCAAACATGGCTGGATGTTGAGAGCAACATTAAATAAAGCTAGGGCATAAGATAAATATTCTCTATGCGTATTATAGAGATATGTGAGTCTATAGAAGAGGCTGAGAAAGACACGGATGAGTCTAACGAGATCGTAAAAGTTTTTAAACAAAACGGATACAATCAGGTAGGTTCAGGTGCTGACGCTACTGTATGGGCTAAAGATGCGGGCAGCGTGATAAAGATATTGATGCCTGACAGCGAGGATATAACAAAAGCAGCATTTACTTTCAAGAAGTTCTATACATTTTGTAAGAACAATGAGAGTGTTGCCTGCTTGCCTAAATTTATTCCTATACAAGGAAAAGACTATCAATCTTTTCAGCTTGGTACTAAAAAGTATTTGCAAATATCAATGGAAGAGTTGAGACCTATTCCAACACTTTCGTTTGATGAAGGTATAGTGTGGTTTTTTAGTGATTTTGTGATACATGATACCCGTTGGGATGATGTCAATAAAAAATTATTGAATGCAAGGATCTGGGCAGATCACAACTGGAAGCAATCTGAACAGTATGCTGAACAATGGAAAAATCTTACTATAGAAAAAAGAATGGAATATCGGATATTATACATGACTATGAATCTGTTATACAAGACAGGTAAGATCAATAAATTAGGTTGGGATCTGCATACTGAAAATGCCATGATGCGCGGTGATACAATCGTTATCACTGACCCATGGTTTGAAAGATATTCAGGATCATTATGAGAGTCAACGAAGCTAGCCCCGATACATTTGAAGGTAGTTTGAGTGATGATCAATTGATCAGCCGTTTATGGATGGCTAAACGATTGAATGACACCGGCATTCCCGTGAAAAAATGTGTAGTTCTAGGAAGCTGGTACGGCCTAGTTCCCTATATATTAAGAAAGATCAATCGCATCCCAACAATAGTGGCTATTGATGGAAATCAAAAATATATAGATGCTAGCAAGAAACTCAATCCACACATCAAGCATTTATGTAAAGATGTGAACGACATGCATTATCATGGTGCTGATTGTGTGGTAAACCCCAGCATCAATAATATAGCGGGCACTAAATGGTATGAGAACATACCTATGGGCAAGTTATGTTTATTTCAGACTGAAGACATAGAAGTAGAAAAAAACTGTCCTTCTAATTTAGAAGAATTAAAAACTAAGTTCCCATTAAGTAAATACTTGTATGAAGGAACATTGAGTTGCAAAGATAAGGATGGGCCTTATACAAGAAGTATGATCATAGGAATAAAATGAAATTATTTACTAATGGATGTAGTTGGACTTACGGAGGAGGCCTTGATTTGGATCAGCCTTACCAAGAGGCTGAAAGATTAAAGGTTGTGTGGCCTCACCATTTGGGAAAGTTATTAAATACTGATCAGGTAGTAAATCTAGCAATGGGGTGCGGAAGTAATCAAAGAATGATAAGAACGACATTTGATTGGTTACTTACTCAAACAAAACAAGAACTCGCAGATACAATAGCAGTGATTCAATTTACAGAACCTAGTAGATTTGAAATAAATTACGAAAATGACTGGTATAATTGCAAGATAGGATGTGTTACATTTGGAGACAATCGTGTAGCTAATACACATGAAGAAAATTTTAAAGTTCAGGAAATGTATAGTCTAGTAGAATCTAGATTTGTAACATACTCGGATGTAGAAGGTGACTACTCATTATTGTCTTCAGCTACATCTATAGATAACTTATTTAAACAATTTCATTTAAAAGATTGGTATTTTTGGTCTTTTAGTAATGATTTCATGCGCAGTAAATATAAAGAGTATTATTGCAATAATTTTAAAATAGTTGATAAACAATATATGACAGATTTATGGAAGTATTCAAGGGTAGGAATAAAATTTTTTAATCAAGAATTTGATCCACATCCTAGTATCGAGGGACATCGGCAAGTTGCAAACGCATTATTTCATGAAATGGGAACATACAAATGAAAAAAATATTAGCAATAGTTTTACTATCACTAACCAGTATCGCACACGCACAGAAACAGGGGGTAACATATGATGCACAAATTCTTAGGGTTAACGATGGAGATACGGTCGTTATTTCTGCTCCATTTTTACCTGCTCCGCTAAAACCAGAACTTGCCGTGAGAATATATGGGGTAGACACACCTGAAAAGGGTTTCCGCGCACAGTGTCCCCAAGAAGATGCTAGGGGAAAGGCTGCTAGTGAATTCACTAAGAAAGCGGTAGCCGGGGCGCAGAAAAGACAAGTTGTTTTAATGGACTGGGATAAGTTCGGCGGTCGCGTGTTAGGCGACATTATCTTAGATGGTGTGAGCCTTAGAGAAATGCTAATCAAAAATAACATGGCCCGAGCATACTTCGGCGAAGCGAAACAAAGCTGGTGCAATTGATAAATATTTAATCATGCGAGCCACTGAGTTTTTAATAGAAAAAAATAGAAAAAGAAAGCGCACAAAATTGCGCAAATACTTTTTTCCTGGTTTTGCCTATTACGGAGGTTACGGTGGTGAAGATTCAGGTGGTGATGGCGGAGGCGGAGAAAGCATGTATGAAAGTGCTGTCGATGAGCTAAAGCAGCAGCTACCATCACTTAAAAAACATGACTATGATACAATCGATAGACTCATGAGAGGTATAGCGAAAAAACACAAGATCACAGGAAAAGCACTACATGATCTATTTGTTAACAAATATAAAAAGACCCCGGATGACTGGATAAAAAATAAATTAGACGAACAGCTAGACCTTGATATGGTCGGGGAAGTGGAGAAATTCAGCGACTGGGCCTGTAAAAAATTGAATGTACAGAACCAACCCAGGATCAATTTAAGTTACGATACAGAAGAGGCGCAGACAAATCATCACACCGGGGGGCATGTAATGGGTGACGATGAGATTTGGGTATACGCTAAAAATCGCAATTTAGTCGATATATTGAGGACTGTGTTCCATGAATTGGTTCATGTGAGGCAGGAAGAATTGAACATGATCAAGCATGGTTCAAGTTATCCCGGAAGCCCCATCGAAGCGATGGCAGACATGCTTGCGGGCAAATACATCAAGATTTACGGCAAAGATAATCCAAAAATATTCCAATAATATCTTGCGCCTTTAAAATATTTGTTATATACTATATACTTTCTAGGAGCAATTATGTCTGAACGAACCTTTTCTGCCGAAGGCAAACTTAAACTTACCCAATTAGTCAACGAAGGCATGTCAGTCATGCATGAGATCGAAACATTGCAGGGTGGATTGAATGATACGATCAAGGCAGTAGCAGAAGAAATGGAAATCAAACCGAGTATTTTAAAGAAAGCCATCAAAATCGCATACAAATCTGGTCTAGGTCAGACCAACAAAGAACACGAAGAACTAAACACGATTCTGGAGACTGTTGGTAAGACCCTATGAGTTATGTAGACGCTATTCACGACCGTGATAGTGACAGGATCTTTGTAGTTGAAAGAACTACAGAAGGCAAACGAACATATAAAGAATATCCTGCAAACTATGTCTTCTATTACAGCGATCCTAAAGGTAAATTTCGCAGTATCTATGGCGATAATGTTAGTCGTTTTTCAACAAGGAAGCGCGCCGAATTTGAGAAAGAGCGGCGGATACACTCCGGTAAGAAGTTATACGAGAGCGACATCAATGTTGTCTTCCGTTGCCTCAGCGAAAATTATCTAAATATCGATCCTCCCCAATTACATACTTGCTTCTTTGACATTGAGGTAGATTTTGACCCCGAGAAAGGTTTCAGCCCAACAAATGATCCTTTCAATCCAGTCACTGCTATTTCACTATATCTTGACTGGCAAGATCAACTGATCACATTGTGTTTGAAGCCAAAACACATGAGTGTTGAGACTGGTCGTGAAATTGCAGAAGAATTTGAGAACTGCATACTATGTGATGATGAAGAATCAATGTTCAAGATATTCTTCCAACTCATCGAAGATAGTGATGTATTGACTGGCTGGAACTCAGAGGGGTACGACATACCCTACATGGTCAATCGTGTGACACGGGTATTGAGCAAGGATGATACACGCAAGTTCTGTCTACTCGGTCAATTGCCCAGAGCCCGTGAATACGAAAGATTTGGTAAAACTGAGACAACATATGACTTAGTTGGTCGCATTCACATGGACTATCTACAGTTGTACAAGAAGTATAACTATGAGAGTCGCCACAGTTATAAGCTAGACTTCATCGGTGAGATGGAAGTAGGTGAGAACAAAACGCAATATGAAGGCACATTGGATCAATTGTATAACAAGGACTTCAAAAAGTTCTTAGAATATAATCGACAGGATACGATGTTGCTTGTCAAGATACACAACAAACTCAAATTCCTCGATCTTGCTAACGCACTGGCACATGAAAATACTGTATTGCTTCCAACAGTCATGGGTTCTGTAGCAATGATCGAAATGGCGATCATGAATGAAGCGCATGAGCGCGGTATGGTGGTTCCCGATAAAAAACGAAAGGAAGCAAACGGTGATGAACAACAAGCGGCAGGTGCCTATGTTGCTACGCCCAAAAGGGGCATACATGAGTGGGTCGGAGCAGTGGATATCAACTCGCTCTATCCCTCGACTATTAGAGCCCTCAACATGGCTCCCGAGACAATCGTTGGACAAGTCAGACAAACACTCACCGAACAGTACATGCACGACAAAGGGAGACGGCTGGCTAGCGAAAAAAAGCGGAGCAAAGACGGGGACGAAGAAGTAACTGGATCAATATTATGGGAAGGATTGTTTGGTAGCTTAGAATACACTGCCATCATGAATCAAGAGCGCGGGACTACATTGATCCTAGACTACGAGGATGGACGCAGTGTTGAGATGAGTGCTGCCGAACTATGGAAATTGATCTTTGATAGTCACAAGCCCTATATGTTGTCAGCGAACGGGACGATATTCACTTACGAGACTGAGGGCGTGATTCCTGGATTGTTGTCTAAGTGGTATAGTGATCGTAAAGTCATGCAACAAAAATTAAAAGAATCAACAACGCCGGAAGATAGGGAATACTGGGATAAGCGTCAGTTGGTTCGTAAGATTTTGCTCAACTCAGCATATGGTGCGTTGTTGAATGAGCATTGTCGTTTCTATGACAAACGGATCGGCCAAAGCGTTACATTGACTGGCAGGCAGATCGTGAAACACATGATGAGTACTATCAATGAAACTGTAGCGGGTGTCTATACGCATGACGGTGATGCCATCGTCTACGGTGATACTGATAGTTGTTATTTCAGCGCGTATCCGATATTGAAGTCTCAGATAAACAATGGCGAATTAGAATGGAATAAAGAAGTCTGTATCGGATTGTATGACAGTATCGCTGAACAGGCTAATCAAAGTTTCCCAGCTTTCCTCGAAAAAGCCTTTCATGCTCCTAGAAAGAATGGGGAGATCATCAAAGCAGGTCGTGAATTGATCGGTGATAGAAGTTTGTTCATCACGAAAAAACGATATGCGATCAATATCTTTGACAAAGAAGGCAAACGAAAAGACACGAAGGGCAAGATGGGAGATATCAAGGCAATGGGCCTCGATCTCAAGAGGGCGGATACTCCCAAATATGTTCAAGAATTCTTGATGTCTGTATTAGAAATGGTTCTGTCTGGTAAAGGCCGTGACGATGTGATTGAAAAGATCAAGGACTTCAAGATCGAATTGGGCAAACAAGATAGCTGGACTAAAGGTAGTCCTAAATCTGTCAATAAGTTGACATACTATGGTGATCTAGAAGCCGGTAGCAAGACGGGTAGAGCAAACATGCCGGGTCATGTGAGGGCAGCATTGAACTATAATTATCTGCGCCGTGTGAATAGCGACAACTATTCTATGAAAATTGTTGACGGCATGAAGGTCATCGTATGTAAATTGAAACAAAATCCATTAGGATTTACTAGTGTTGCTTATCCAACAGACGAACTTAGATTGCCCCAATGGTTCTGTGATCTGCCATTCGATGATCAAGAAATGGAAAGAACATTGGTTGACGAGAAGATCGAAAACTTATTGGGTGTGCTTGGTTGGGACCTGCGCAGTAATACCGATACCAATTCAACATTTGATGATCTGTTTAGTTTCGGTTAAATCAGTGTTGACACACACAAAAAAATCCACTATATTACATCATAATAGTGCCTAAATATCTTAACACAAAGGAAAATATGAAAGATAATCTACAAGACTTAATCCAACACACACATGGTCTAGGTGTCATCGATCTCATCAAGGTCGTTGGAACTGATACTGAGACACAGATCGCGGCAATCGCAGAAGATAAATCAGTGATCGTGAACGGAAAGTTCATCAATCCCGTCGCAGACTTCATCGGCACTTTTGGTATGCCTAATCTTGGTAAGCTAAAAACTATTTTAAGCTTTGATGATTACGACAACAACGCTACTATCAAAGTCACGAAACAAAACAAAGATGGCGTAGAGATTCCCGCTACTATTCACTTTTCTACTAAGACAAATGATTTCGTCAATGACTATCGATTGATGAGCAAGGTCATCATCGAAGAGAAAGTAAAGAATGTTACATTCAAGGGTGCTACATGGAATGTAGAATTCGAACCAACAGTGGCAGGAATTCTCAGGCTCAAGAAGCAGGCGCAGGCAAATAACGAAGAGCCAAACTTCACTACTAAAACAGACAACAATGATCTAAAAATTTATTTTGGTGATCCTTCAACTCACAGTGGCAACTTTGTATTTCAGCCCGGTGTCAATGGCACATTAAGCCGGCCGTGGATGTGGCCAGTCAAAGTGTTCATGAGCATCATGGATTTACCCGGAGACAAGATCGTTAAGATCAGCGATCAGGGTGCTTGCGAGATCACAGTCAATAGTGGGCTTGCTGTCTATCAATATCTATTACCCGCACAAGCAAAATAACAATTATATGTCAAGTGAGCAGATAAATCTAACACAACAACATAACAAAGACTGGGCATTGTTTCTCCCCGCAGTGTCTAGCTTTTTTATCACAGGATTAGGCAAGCAAAGAGAGGGACAGCAATATTTCGACGCCGCTAGAATTCCCCAGGGGTTCAACGGTGATGTTGAGTGCTTGAATTTTCTCAATAGCAAGCAAGGCTTATATACTTATAAATGGGGTTTGTATAGTGCTGGTCATGCCAATCTTGATACCATAGTAGATGATCCCGCTGAGAGCATTATTCGCAAGCGTGAACAAGGTACATTCATGCTAGGTGATAGTGGTGGATTTCAGATCATGAAGGGTCAATGGCCCGCAGACTGGAAAGATATGAACTGTCCCAAAGCAATAGCACAGCGACAAAAAGTATTGAAGTGGATGGATACATACATGGACTATGGTATGTGTCTAGATGTTCCTTCGCAAACCGTTAGGAATCAACATCTATTAGACAAGCATGGTATCACAAGCATACAAGACGCGATCACTGCCACACATATCAATAACGAATACTTCATCAAACACAGGAACGGCAATTGCAAGTTCTTGAATGTATTACAGGGTCTCAATCATACGCAGAGTGATGCTTGGTATCAAGAGATGAAGAAATATTGTGATCCAAAAGTCTATCCAGACAATCATTTCAATGGTTGGGCTTTCGGGGGTCAGACAAAGATCGACATCCATTTGACACTAAAACGGATCGTGCATATCATCCACGATGGATTATTAGAACCGGGTAAACACGATCTAATTCACTGTCTAGGTACAAGTATCTTAGAGTATGCTGTGTTGTTCAGTGATATACAGAGGGCTGTTAGGAAGTATCACAACCCAAATCTACAGATCACTTTCGATTGTGCTAGCCCATTCTTCAGCGCGGCAAAAGGTCTTGCATATTTCAATACTAGTATTGAGCATGACAAAAAATGGGCATACTCAATGGAAAAAACTGCCGAGAAAAAGAGTTATGCCAATGATAAAAGGAAATTTAGTGACGCGGTATTGCAGGACAAAGTCCATAAACTCTTTACTGACAGTCCTGTAACTGATAGAATGTTGATCAGTGACTTATGTTACAGGGGTCAAGGTTTCATTAATCAGCAAGGCAAAGAAACAAAAACAAGTTGGGACACATTGAGTTATACATTATTACAGGCACACAATGTTTATCAGCATATTCATGCAGTACAAGAAGCAAATAGAAAATATGATCAAGGTATCATCCCTAAAATGGTAATGAATGAGACCTTTGAACGGATCAGATTCAGCGAGATCGTTGATGAAATTTTTTCGTTAAAAGATCGGCAAAAAAGTTTAGATTTGATTGATAAGTACGATAGATTCTGGATGCAGATGAAGTCGGGTAGTCAAGGTTTCAGTGGTAAAAAAGCAGTAAATGCATTAACAATGTTTGACCAATTATTTGAAGTAACGGATAATGATCCTGAAGTAGAGGATCCGATTATAGACAGCGATGACGCCATACTAGAGGTAATTGACGATGATAAATCGTAGTAAACCAAATATCAATTGGGATTTTGATAAAAAAATAATTACAAAATTAAATGTCATAGACCCAAAATTATGTGATGAAATCATCGAATATGGAAATGATAATGTAAATCCGGGAATCGATAAATACCCGGAAATATTTAGAACAAGTTTTCATTCATGCTTATTACCTTTGAATCACCCTATACATGAAATTTTAACAAATGTTTGGAAAGAAATTATTCTTCATTTTCAATTTGATATAGATTTTGTCGAACCATATGAATTAAAAAGATATACTAATGAAGATTTTTTCGGATCACATATTGACAATTATTATTCTTTAACTGATAATTTAGATAGAAAAATCACCATGGTATTACAGTTATCTGATCAGTCATTATATAAAGGGGGCGATCTTAAAATACTCAATAAGTTTGCTTCTAGAGAAAAGGGTAGTATAACAGCATTCCCTAGCTTTTTCCCTCATGAAGTTGAAAAAACGGAAGGATGCCGTTGGTCTTTAATTGGTTGGGCATGGGGCCCTTACTGGAAATAGGAGATTAAAATGTCATATCATAGAAAAATTGAATCATTAACCGAAACTCACCGTTTACTTGACAAGCAGATTGCAGACCTTGAAAAAGTACACGGAGACGCCCAAAAGATTAGCGAACTCAAGAAACAAAAGCTACAATACAAAGACGAGATCACTAGACTCACTAAACTACAGTGGGAAGAAGATCATGAGCGTGTATATTTTGAGGATGATCGATAATGGATCAAGTAGAAGTTTCTAGGACAGAAAAAAGACAAAGGATCAAAACAGCAGCGAAACGGATGATTTATGTAACTTTTCAGAAAGAAGGTATTCATAGATATCCCGCTGCCGAGACTGATCCTAAATTAAAAACAGGTGATGAATATGATGTATCGTTCCTTGCTTATGCCCATAGGCATATTTTTCATTTTAATGTTGCTATCGAGGTATTCCACAATGACCGAGATGTGGAATTCATCCAATTTAAAAGATGGCTTGAAAGATTGTATAGTAGCGACCAAAGTGTATTGTCGCTCGACTTCAAAAGCTGCGAAATGATCAGCGATGATCTTTACGATCAAATCGCTAGTCGTTATCCAGACCGTGACATCCATATAACTGTCAGTGAAGACAACGAAAATGGGGCCACAATTTTTTATAACCGTAATCAACCTTACCAACAACTAGTAATCTAAGGAGAGTAGTAATGGCAAAAGTAGCAATCAAATCAAATCCCCGTGTCCATCAAATTTTTGATGATCTTGAAAGTTTCCTTAACTTTTGTAAAAACTTCGGGTATCGCTACAATCCCGAGGATTTGTACAGCAATAAAAGTCATGTCTATCGCCAATATACAAAATATTTGACAGGAAAGCCGGTCAAAAATATGTGGGATCTTGATGGTAAAAATTCATAAAATCGTCTTAGTGACCGGGGGGTTTGATCCCATACATAGCGGTCACATACAATATATAAAAGAAGCCAAAACGCTAGGACAGATTTTAATCGTAGGTCTTAATAGTGATGAATGGTTGACTCGCAAAAAAGGTCAACCTTTCATGTGTTTTGATGAAAGAAAATCTATTCTAGAAGAATTCGCAAGTGTGGATGAGGTCATTGGTTATGATGACAGTGACAATAGTAGTAAGAATGCTATCATTAAAGTCAGGCAAAAATATCCTGATGCTACTATCATCTTTGCTAATGGTGGAGATCGCACAAAAGAAAATATTCCAGAAATGGATATCAATGATTCTAACATAAAATTTGCATTCGGCATAGGTGGAGACTACAAGAAAAACTCTAGTAGTTGGATACTCCGTGAATGGAAGGAACCCAAGACAATAAGATCATGGGGACATTATAGAGTATTATACGACATCAACGGATGTAAAGTTAAAGAATTAGTAGTTGACCCTGATAAATCACTAAGCATGCAAAAACATAATGAAAGATCAGAGTTATGGTTTGTAAGCGAAGGAAAATGCAAGGTGGATTTTGATACAGGAATTCCCATGTATCTTACCGAGCATACCGACACTAAAATTTTCAGAACTCAATGGCATAGACTATATAATCCATATGACAAACCTTGCAAGATAGTTGAAATACAATATGGAACAAATTGCAGTGAAACAGATATTGAGAGGAAATAATGCGTAAATTATATTATATGGGTCTTGAACCATATAAAAGTAGATATACACTACAGTTACAAAATTGGAATATTGAAAAATTCATCAATAGGAAAGTAAATTTTTCTATAGTTCCCGGAGATACATTATCAAGCGATGAATCTATCGTGGTAGGACAAGTATTAGATGCGCATGGCCGCAGCTATTTTTCCATGAGCCAGATGATGAATTTAATAAAAATGATGAAACAGGGAGAAATTAATAATGAAGATGTGATTTATTTTGAAGATATGTTTCAACCTGGTATCGAGTCATTACCTTATATTCTCGATCAAATCGATCCTAGTTATCGTCCTCGCATTTTTGTCCGTTGTCTTGCTCAATCCATTGATCCTGATGATTTCGTACATGTATGGGGTATGGAAAAATGGATGGGTTACTATGAAAAGATGGTTAATGAATTTGTAGATGGTATATTGGCTACTAATGAGGAAATGGTAGCACATATGAAGATTGCAGGTTGGACTGCTCCCATCTATAATATTAGTGGGCTTGCGTTCGGTAAAAATGAAGTGAGGTCCAGGGTAGACTTCAAGATAAAAGAATTCAATGAACGATGCATGCGAATAGCATATGCTGCCAGATGGGATCAAGAAAAACAACCTGATTTCTTCATGGATTTAGTTGAAGAATGGCATAAACGATTTGGTGATAATGTAGAGTTCGCTGTTTTTTCGGGCGGCGAATTAAGATCAAACAATACTAGCTACATGGAAAGAACTTTGGATCTGGTAGAAAAGGGACAACTAAAAATATATGAAAACTTAGATAAGACTATTTACTATACTATGCTCAATGATAGCAGGGTTCTTTTCAATTGTGCATTACAAGATTGGGTATCAAATACGGTTAGCGAAGCAGATGCCTTAGGATGTAATGTATTATATCCAGCTTATCGCAGTTTTCCAGAAACATTCGCAAATGATCATACAAGAATGTATGTGCCATGGAGTTTAGAAGATGCTATAGGAAAGATGCATGAACTATTGATCAAGCCTCATTATAATATGGGAAAAATCAGCGATTATAATGATAAAACTATCGATAGAATCATAGACATCATCGAAGGCAAGGGCATACAATATTTGAGAAATTCAGTGGATTACAGAAAACATGCAAGACAATCAAAATATTAAAATTGTATTGACGGGTGGATGTAGTTTTAGTCAGGTTCCAAACAAAGATGTAACATGGCCCGTACATTTATGCGAAGCTCTAGGATTAAAAGGAATATATGGCGGGAGGGGCGCGGCTGGTAACGGGATCATAAGTAGAATGGCTACTTATAACTTAGTAGAATTATTAAAGACATATAAACCAGAAGAAATATTAGTTGGAATAATGTGGTCAAGTGCGGATCGCTTTGACATGTACAATGATGATGAAAATTTCCCACATACGCCAATCTTTTATGGTGATGATCACGAAGTTTATAGAAATCCCATCAAAATAGCAGGAAAACATAAACATTATATTTTTAACCATCATTGGAATGATGAATCATCATTAATACTTTATAAAAAGTTATATGATCCATGGCATGGATATATCATAGCTATGGAACATATTTTAAGAATGCAATACATGCTTAAAAGTATGGGTATAAAATATTTTTTTTGTTTTTATGACAAAGATGCTTTTCCATCTGAGGAAAACTTAGAAAATCCTGATTTAAAATACATTTATGATCTTATAGATTTTAACAATTTTCTTAGGATTGAATCATGTTTTATGTTCGCAAAAGATATTTCAAAATATGATTTTGCAAGATTAAAAGATTTCAATGATAAGCATCCTAGTTCAGAACAACATAGAGACTTTACTAACCAATTTATTTTACCCTATCTAGTTGAAAAAGAGTACATAAAATCTTATACTCCATTAGAGATCGATAAATATTCTATGTCACGCAACGGTGGCAAAATCTTATTAAAAACTGTATCCGTGTAAGGAAGGACTAAATACTATTGCTATACAAAGATAGCAAAATTACCGAAAGGTCGTTGAGCATTTACGATAGATGCTTTGGAGCGAGATATGTATAAATTATATAAAATAACCAATACAGTAAACGGAAAACTGTATATCGGTATTACAAAATTACCCATACAACAGCGGTGGGCTAAACATCTAAAAGATTCACTTTTTCCCAAATATCCACTACATCATGCGATAAACAAATACGGGAAAGAAAACTTCATTGTAGAATTGTTAGAAGAATCAATCGACCGAGCATATATAAGCAATCTAGAAGAACCGTCAATACTAAAATATAATAGTAGAAATAACGGATATAATGTTGCTAAGGGCGGATATGGCGGTGATTTAGGTACTGAAGCAAGAGCAAAAAGTTTAGAAACAATAAAAAATTGGTCCGATGAGAAGAAAGCGGAACTTAAGCAAAAATTACATGAAAGAAATTTAGGCAAAACAAAGTACAACGATTTAGGCAGATTGCATCAGTCAGAAAAAATAAAAGGTAATACTTTTAGAAAAGGAATACCGCATGATACTGAGGTTAAACAAAAGATATCGTCAAAAAATAAAGGAAAAATTCGTTCCGAACAATCTAGACTAAAGTATAGAAATAGTGCTAAACTAAGAGGAACAGGCCCGCAGTTACAAGGTAAAAAAGTTGGTTGTATCTGCTGCCAAAAAGAATGGGATTTAGGTAATTTTTCACAACATATAAAAAGGAAGTCATTATGAGTTTCAACAAAACTAAGGCAGACCCTGAATTAGGTAAAAAAGTTCACGAATATTTAGTAAAAGTCGGTGTCGAAACTCCCACTATCTTTAACGGTTTGAGTCGCACCGATAAAATTGAGATTATTGAAAAAAAGTTCATAGATATTATGAACACGCTAGGACTTGATTTATCAGACGATAGTTTAGCAGAAACACCTAAGCGTGTAGCAAAAATGTATGTTGGAGAAATTTTTTGGGGCCTTGACTATGAAGCATTTCCAAAATGCACAACAGTCGATAACAAAATGAAGTATAACGAAATGGTGGTAGAGAGAAATGTATCTGTACAAAGTAATTGTGAGCATCACTTTGTTGTTATTGACGGTCTGGCAACTGTGGCATATGTACCAAAAAACAAAGTGCTTGGACTGTCTAAAATCAACCGCATCGTTGAGTATTTCAGCAAAAGACCACAAATCCAAGAACGGTTGACTGAACAGATTTTTCACACATTGCAATACATCCTGGAGACTGAAGATGTTGCAGTCATGATTGACGCACAACATTA